ACTGCTGATATATTAAAATGAATAAATCTAAATGGAGCTTTGCCATAATCCACAGAAAATTCGTGTTCTAAATATCCTGGAAAAAATATAAGTAACCCTGGTTTAGGTTGAAAGTTAATTAATTCTGTGCCGGGCCACACACCTTTTTGATCTTTCATATGTAATTTAGTTGCTCTTGCTCCTGTTCGCGGTTCGTGAAAAACTGGGTATGAAGTTTTCTCACTGGCTTTTAAAAAATAAAAACCATTGACGTGAGTGTTCCAATGAATGTGTGCTGAATGATGACCACCCCCTTTTTTTGCAAACTCTTGTACCCAACATTGTTCAAAGAAAGTAGTATACTTACTCATATCAAATCCTGAGTGATCCAAAAACTCCCAACACTTTTGACCAACATAGTTTCTAAAATCCATAAATTGAGTATCACCTAGTAATTGTGTTGAATGCCACGAACGACCAAAGTCTCCGTGAGCTTTAAGATGAGCTTTAGCTTCTTTATTTTTTTTAGCTTGTCGAATATATGGATCACTAGCTTTGTTCAAAGACTTAACAAAGTCTGGTTTCATTTCACTCCATAGGGGTGTTACAAAATAATTATTTATATACATACTATTTAAATGGATACCCTAAATGCCATACGACAAGTGAGTATCTAGTTCCTCTCGTTACTGGTTTGACTCTATGCCATAAGTGTGAGGGAAATACTACGATAGAGCCTTTAGGTAATATCTCTTTTACTTGTCTTATATGTTTACTTTCATCTCTCAGATGAGGATCATAGTTTCGAAAATCAAATTCTAATTCTCCACCGGTATATTCTGAACCATCTGTTAATTGACAGGTCATAGATAATTTTCTAACTTTTCCATTATCGGGATCCCCTTTTTTTCTTTGGTAAGGTTTATCCCAACCATCACAATGCCAATCGTAATATTGATTTAATTTATACTTTGTAAACTGACAAGACTCACTTCTATCCCATTCAAAATTCCACCCAGCATTTTTATTTGCCATATGAACATAAGGATGTAGTTCTTTATATATCCACGTATCATTTAACCAAACTAAATCAGATCTTCGCTTTCTTTGAATGTTTTTAACATCCTCTTTACTTAAGGTTGGTTTATCAAATCCTCCCGTTCGGGCTATACTTTCTTCTTTGGATAATGCATATTTAATAACATCATCACAAAATTTAGGAGTAAGTACTCCACTAAAATACCAAAAGTAATTAGATAAATTCATAAGAAATAGTTAAAATAGAGTTTAAAGAATCCGTTTGATTGTTGGTTATGTAGTACATCTGTGTAGATGGAAACATAATAAATTCATTATCTTTTAATGGTATGTCCCAACTTCTCCCTGCTCTTCGGTTTTGATCATAGTGGATTCTAACACTACATTCTTTAACATTTACTCCATAAAGAAAAGTATAATCAGCAGAGTTTCTTAAATCTACGGGATCGATATTTAATAGAGGAACAGAAACTTCTTTAGGTTTATAAACATTTCCCCACGTTTCTTTATTTATTAAAGTAAAATGGTGCTCTACGTTTATATGCTCTCGAATATAGGTATTTAACATAGCCCACGTTCGGGAGGATGGAAATTTAGAATTTTTAATGTGTGATGATAAAATATCTTTTTGAAGTTTGTCTCGGTCTATTTCAAAACCTTTAGGCATATCTATACTGCCATAATGTAAATCTATTTCAGATAATACTTTCTTGTGCATACCAGCCCCTTTTATAAAGGATGATAGTATAATGTCAATATGATTTAAAAGATTTGATCTAGATCAATTATGCCTGTTGATCTGTCAAGTCCCAAGATTGTCCAGCTTCATTCCAGACGTGTGTCCATCTGTGAGTGTTAGCTGTGTTTTGTGATTGTTGTTCTGCAGTTAATGCTGGAGCATCGCCGATTGGTGACTTCCAAGATGCAGTTGTAGTATCTTTTACCCAAGAAGCATAAGGTGTTTTAGGCCAAAAAATTTGATTATCTTCGTCCCAAGTATAACCTATACCTGCGTAATTTCCTCTAAGTGCTTTTGAATTGTCACCTGACTTATGTTTATTCTGTGATGTATTGTATGAAGTTTGAATCCACATTGGAGCAGGCCAATTATTATGTCTCTCTAAATACTGTTGACCTACTGATTCATCTTCAACGCCATCAGCGTTAAGCATATCACCATTATTAAAAGTTAATACTGCGATAACTTTTCCGTTCATTCCTATTTTTGCAAAGTGTGCCATATGTTTCTCCTTATATATTAATTTTAAATTTGTGTAAATACATAAATATTATTGATATCTGTACCTTATTACTACTATACCATCACCACCAGTAGCGCCTTCACCAGCTTGTCCACCACCACCAGCTCCACCGCCGCTATATTGAGTTCCTATTGTTCCAGGATTGCCATTACCCGGACCACCGGCTCCACCACCACCTAGGCCACCAGCTCCACCAGTACCTGATCCTGGTTGTCCTGTACCTCCTCCGCCGCCTCCAGCAAAATATCTAAAACTTCCAGAAGGTACACCATTAAGTGAGCCAAAAAAACTTGTAGGGAATCCTCCACCTACGCCTCCTGCACCACCATTATCTCCTGATCTATTTGAACCTGCAGCTAAAAAACCACCTCCGCCACCACCACCACCTGGATTACCACCATCACCAGCACCATCATTTCCCTGGGAAGGACTTACAGGAGGTGTATTTCCTATTCCAATAGGGCCTGCTCCTTGACCTCTTCCACCACCTGATCCTCCTGGCATATTAGGACTAAAAGGTTGGCCGTCACCATTACTACCCCCACCACCTGTAGATGTAATTGTATCAAATGTTGAATCTGTTCCTCTTGATCCTGGTGCTCCTGGTCCACCACCAGGTGTATTACCTGGTGCTCCACCACCACCTACGGTTAGAGGATAAGCTTGTACTACTGCTGTAAGGGCTGCTGGTCCAATTAAGGGAGATGCTGGGTAAGGAGCAGCTATACAAGTACCAAAAAATCTTGCTCCACCTGCGCCGGCTCCAGCCCCATTATCTCTCGCTGAACCGCCACCACCAGCTACTACTAAATAGTCCAGTGTAGAACTTCCTATTCCATTTCCCGCGCAAGTTACTGTAAAAGTACCAGGGCCTGTAAATGTATGAATTTTGTAATTACCACAAGTAGTTATTGAACCACCTGTTGCTGCAACATATAGTGCTGTTGGTGAGTCAGTTTGATTTCCTGAATCTGTTACAATCCATCCTTTGGTTGCATCTACATAAACTAAAGTGATTGCTACTCCATCAGTTGTTAAACCTGAATCTAAAGCTTGACCAGCAATTTTTTCTGTTCCGTTTGGAGCTAGTGTACAATTAGCTGTATTAAAATTGTTTGCATAATCGGCAACTCCCACTACATCACCAGCCGTACCTGCGGGTAAATTTACTGTTACCGCTCCTGTTGTTGCTGTATCTACAAAATATCCTACACCAGCTGTCGCTGTGAAAGTTACTGTTTTAATTGATGATACATCCCAGTTAACTGCACCTGTTGCGCCGAAACCTGTTGCTGTACCATTGTTTGAAATTGTTACACCTGCAGGGATATTAATTGTATCTCCACTATCTCCTAATGTGGTTGTACCACACGCTGTTCTTGGTGTTAATTTATTTACTTTTATTTCACTCATAATTTTTTCCTAATTTTGAAATTTATACCTTATCATTACTATACCTGAACCACCGGCTCCACTTGTATTTGATGATCCTGGTAGTGATCCTGCGGAACCTCCACCACCCATATTAGGTGAAGCTGGTGTTCCACTTCCTCCTGTTATTCCATCTGCACCACCACCTAAACCACCTACTCCTTTAACTGGATTGGCTGGAGAAGTTCTAACTGAAGCACCGGCACCACCAGCAAAAAATCTTCCTTGTGGACCAGTTTCTCCATACGATGGAGCTGTTGGACCAATAAATGTTGTAGGTATATATGAACCAGCACCACCATTTGCTGCTTGTGTTGGTGAACCCAATGTTGCTGCACACGCTGCACCACCACCTGCTCCACCTGCATCATCATTGACTGGCACTGATGCTTTTCCTGGATTTCCTTGTGGTGGACTGACTGGAGGTGTATTACCACTTCCTAATAAACCACCATTATGTCCTCCTCCTCCACCAGAGCCTCCTGTACCGCCATTATTACCATCAGGACTACCTGGATTTCCAGCCGCACCAGCTCCGCCTCCTGCAGAAGTGATTGATGAAAAAATTGAACTTGAACCTTGAGTGCCTATTACTGAAGAAGCACCTGAACTTGGACTTGTTACTGCCGTTCCACCTCCACCTACCTCAATACTATAAGCTGTTGCAGGTACTTGTAAAGGTGCTGGGGCATTTAAAGGACTTGCTGAACCACAAACCGTTCTTAATCTCATTCCACCTGCTCCTGCTCCACCTCCAGCACAACCTGCTCCTCCTGATCCTCCACCAGCTACTACCAGATATTCAACTCCATTTGATCCTGCTGGAGAACCTGCGGCTGTAACTGTAAAAGTTCCTGGTGCTGTAAAAATATGTGTTTTATAATCTCCTGATGTTATTGTTGTATTTCCACCGCAAGCAGTAATATAAGGAGATTGGCCTGTTTCAGTATCTTCTGCGTTTTGAACATTAACCCAACCTTTTGTACTATCCACATAAACAAAAGTTGCAGCTTGTCCATTAACAGTTAAAATTGCATCTTGTGCAATACCACCTATTGTTTCTGAACCATTAGGGGAAACTATAAAATTATATGTTTGAAAATTTCTTGCATAATCAGAAAAAGAAACAATATCTCCTGCTGATCCTGCTGGTAAATTACAAGTTAGAGAACTACCTGAATTTATAAAATAACCTTCTCCACTCACTGCTGTAAATGTAGATGTTTTAGGAGTTGTTACCCAATCAACAGAACCTGATCTACCAAAACCTGTTTGGGTTGCACCTGATGCTAAAGCAACAGTTTTTCCACATCCACCTACAGTTAATGTAGATCCTGATTCGGTTGTTATTGTATTTACTTTAATTGTACTTGTCATAATTATTGAAATCTATACCTTATTACTACTTTTCCAGAACCACCAGAACCAGCAGTAGCTCCTTCTCCAGCTCCACCTCCGCCTCCGCCTGTGTTATCCGTTCCACTATCAGCAGTTCCACTTTGACATTTTCCATTTCCTCCACCACCAGCTCCACCACATCCACCAGTTGATCTGCCGCCACCACCCGCACCACCAGCCATTGTAACAGCTGCAAAAGTTATTTGTGAGGGAGTACCTGCCCCTCCATCTCCAGCACAACCACCTGAACCATTAGCACCAACAGCAGCAGCACCGCCACCGCCTCCACCAGCTCTTGCTGGAGGTGTAATAGGTGGTCCACCTCCTGGACCATTACCTCCACTACTACCTTGGGCTGGAACTGTTGGGGGACTATTTCCTGCACCACCTGAACCAGATGTTCCTCCACCTGCTCCACCACCACCACCTGAACCTCCCGAATTACCATTTCTTGCACCTGTTTCTGAAGCACCTCCGCCACCACCAGTTGCTGTTATTGTATCAAAACTTGACGGAGTACCATCACCACCATTTGTACTTGGACTGGGTGCAAATGGTCCACCACCACCTACCTCAATAGTATAACCTGTTGCTGTTACTGTAACTGCGTTTGTTGGTGCAGAAGCTACTAAAGGAGAAGCTGTAAAATTATCTACAGGTGCATTTTTTCCCTCTCTATAACCACCGGCACCTCCACCACCACCATCATTTTGTCCTCCTCCACCGCCTCCACCTACCACTTGATAACCTATTGTATTATTTGCTGCTGTAGATGAAATATTAGTAACTGTGAAAGTTCCTGGGGCTGTAAAAGTATGTACCTTAAAATTTCCACAACAAGTAATTGTTCCACCAGTAGCAATTATATAAGGAGGTAATCCTGTTTGTGAGGTTTGAGTTTCTTGCACATTTATCCAACCTTGAGTTGAATCAACATAAACGAAAGTTGCTGATTGACCATCAACATCTAATGTTGCATCTGCTGC